TTACATCACCGGGCAGTCGTCGAACTCTCCCGAGCGCGCATCGTTGATGCTGTACGTTATCACCCCAAACACCGGCCGCGATGTATCCGAAACTTCGTCCTTAGACGGTAACGGCTCCCTCTTCCCATTTTCAGGGTTTTCCAGATAAGGCTGCGGATGCGTCCTGTAGCGCATAATCCTGAACTCACCATCAACAGCACAGACAAGCAGGGAGCCATCTTTCGGTGTCAGCGATGAGTCGACGATGAGCATGGCACCCTTCATTATCCCCGCACGCAGGTATGTCGTGCCGGCTATCATCATGTACGTGGCTGAAGGATGAGCGATAAGCCTTTTGTCGAGCGATATGCGCTCTTCTACGTAGTCTGCTGCAGGACTCGGGAATCCCATAACCACCTCCAATTAACTGTATACATATACAGTATTTCAGCTTTAGAAATTGATCAAGTGCTGATCAGATTGGTCTTAGGTGGTAAACTCCGCTAAATTCTAAAACAACCAAACTACTCATATGCTTAAGCTATTCTCAAAATATTTGACTGTTGGCGTCTTCAATACAGCTATTCACTGGTTTGTCTTCGCTGCCGGTGTCTATATGTTCTCTGTCAACCAGGCCGCTGCTAACTTTCTTGCTTTCGCTACAGCTGTGACCTTCTCCTTTTTCGCCAATGCAACATTTACATTCAAGGCAAAGCCCAGGGCAAAAGGTTACTTTCTGTTTGTCGGGTTCATGGGACTCATGAGCATTCTTGTCGGCAAGCTGTCTGATTACTATCAGATCTCCCCAATCATCACACTGGTTGAATTCTCGCTGATAAGCCTGGTATGCGGTTTCTTTTATTCAAAACACATCGTCTTTAGGGAAGAAAAATGAAGATTTCTCTGGTTGTTCCCGTCTTCAATGAAGAGGACACGATACCAATTTTTTACAAAACCGTCAGGGAGTTTGAAGACCTTCAGCCTTACGAAGTAGAAATAGTCTTCATAAATGACGGAAGTAAGGACGCAACGGAAGCGATCATAAATTCTATTGCAATATCAGACCCTCTCGTCAAGCCACTTTCCTTCACTCGCAATTTCGGCAAAGAGCCTGCGCTATTCGCCGGTCTTGACCATGCAACCGGCGATGCGATTATCCCGATTGACGTAGACCTGCAGGACCCTATCGAGGTCATACCTCATCTTATCAATAAGTGGCAGGAAGGCGCTGATATGGTGCTGGCTAAGCGCACAGACCGCTCTACTGACGGCAGGCTTAAGCGCAAAACCGCTGAGTGGTTCTATAAGCTGCATAACAAAATCAGCAATCCGCAGATTGAGGAAAATGTTGGCGATTTCCGTCTGATGTCCCGTGAAGTAGTTGAAAATATTAAGCTCATGCCAGAGCGTAACCTGTTCATGAAAGGTGTCTTGAGTTGGGTAGGAGGAAGGACCGACGTGGTTGAGTATGCTCGCGCAGAACGCGTGGCGGGCAACACTAAATTCAATGGATGGAAGTTATGGAACCTGGCCCTTGAGGGCATTACAAGCTTTTCAACCTTCCCGCTTCGCATGTGGACCTATATCGGCCTCGCCGTAGCAGGAATGGCTTTCCTATATGGTGCATGGATGATTATCGACACTATGGCTTTCGGCAATCCAGTGCGCGGGTATCCATCGTTGCTTGTTTCGGTACTTTTCCTCGGAGGGGTGCAACTTATTGGGATTGGTGTTCTTGGTGAGTATGTCGGAAGGATATATACGGAAGTCAAAAACAGACCGCGTTATGTTTTAAAGAAGGGCAATGACAAATGAAAGCCATTGTGAGGTCTGTGATTTCTATACAGGCCATTGCTATTGCATGTATCTATGTTCTTACATTTATGTACTCACCACTAAACGGTGAGGATTACGGGCTCACAAAACGGTTTACAACAGAGCTTATTTCGGAACGCTTGTCATGGGCTATGGAAAGGTCAGCTCATCAGATAGATTCATGGAATGCGAGACTTGGTGAGCAGCTATCAATTTTTACGCTTAGCATGCCAGATTATATATTCATCTTAGTGGCTGTCATTTCTGTCGCCATTCTCTGTTATGTAATTTCAACATTACTTTTCGATGATGACAGAAAAGTATGGTCTTTATCTCTTGGCGTTATCTTTGTTTTCCTGCTATGGCCGGGATTTGAGTTGTTTACATGGCGGACTGTTATAACTGGTTATACAGTTCCCATGATCCTGACGCTTGCTGTAATTCGTAAGTTCATGACGCATTCCAGGCGTGCCATGCTAAAAGATAGCAAAGTTCAGATAGCATTGTATTGTTTAGTGGGATTTCTTTCCGGGGTCTCATTCGAAAATGTGCCAGTAGCGACCATCTTTTTCTTGTTTGTGACGCTGTTCATGAACAAGCAGCTTAAAACACGACTTGCATTTGTTCCTGTTTCTGTGCTGGCAGGGTGGGTATTGCTTGTTACAGCGCCATCTACAACATTCAGAAGAATTAAATACCATGAGTGGTACCACAAAGACATTCCGTTTTTTGATGGCATTCAAGCGCGGGCGATCGATGTCGTGTCTGTATTTGCTCAGACATCTACTATTGTGTTCATTGCGGCAATACTGGCTCTTGCTTACCTCTACCATAAAAAACTTGTCTTAAAAGAGCATGATCTGTTACTAATTTCTTCCGTTTTAGTCGTAGGGTCTATGGTTGCTTCACCATATACAGAGGCCAGATCTTTTATGTTCGCCTGGTGCGTCATGATCGCCTTTGTAGTTGCTGCTGTAAAAGCATTACTTGATGCCGACTGGAGATTTAACTTTGCCGTTTTAGCAGTAGGCTTCATGGCTCTTTATGTAAGCAAGGAACTATATCATCAAACACGAGAGTTTTATGAACCAATGCACTCGCGTGAGTCTTTTATTGAAGAAAGGATTAAGAGCAGCGAATGTGCCAGTGGAATAAAGGTAGGTTTAGTGAAAGGATTTGATGATTACCGTTACGTAAATAACAGGGATGAATGGTACTACTATAATTTACCACTTGTTTCTGAATACTACGGATGCAAAATAATCAAATAAATCAGGGGGCGAACGCCCCCTTTTTTTTACGCTTTTTTCCAACCACCTGATCCGTCAGACCATAGCCGAACTGAATCACCAGCAGCAAGTACTATCGAAGCCCCCAGGAAAAGGTTTCCACCTGACCCACCCGAGTTTTCAAGCGTCATGCCATTGACAGAACGGATTCTGACATACCTGTCTTTTATATAGGCTCCGCCGTTCAAAATATTGATCGTAACAACACTCCCTGTCCCATTTACCTGTACCGTGTCTGCCACACTCGGAATACCTACAACACCTGAAGAAATGGTAGCCCTTGCGGACCCCAACGGGTCCCACCTGGTAACCTGACCTCTAATCCTGACATCAGGAGAGGCGGTAAATATATCCTCAAGCAGGGCGGCTGTTTTACATACCGCACCGTCAATAGTAACGTTATAAGAATCAGGATCAACATACACTGCATAACGCTGACCTTCACCACTGCCTATGGTTACTGCGCTCAACGAGATGTTTTTGCTGTCACCAGGGAAGGGATATCCACCGTTTCCTTTGTGAATAATAAGGGCGGCCTGAAGCGCTCCGTCAACCTGCCCCTTAAAGCTGTCATTCAGCACAACACCAGAGATAGCAATATCCTCGCATGAGTTTATTTCAAGACCATGCCACCCACTTGATTCAGCAAACAGACCAGAGCCTGAACATTTTCGACAGTCTCCAAAATCAAAACCAACACCCTTATTCTGGAATGCGATTAGGCTGCTAAACGTAATCCCATCGGCATTAAACAAAAATCCCTGATGGTCCTTTGTAGTCCCATTCTTGTAAGAATGGCAATTTGTCAGGGTTGTGTAATGGCTTTGTACTGCAAACCCATTGAACCCATTCTCTCTTGCGAAACAATTACTGAACTTAACCATGTCATAAACTGGCGTATCAGCTGTTGAAATAAAGTTTGTAGCAAAACCGTTATTCCTGTTCTTCCTTGAGTTTACATTGCTGATTATTAGCGGCCTGATTGACCTTGTACTGCCTGAGGCACTCACACCATCGCCACAGTTAATTAGTTCAAGATCCTGCAGAACTTCATTTGCTGCGTTATATAGGCTGATAGCATGACCGATTGCTGCACCATTGACCACGCCATTTTTTACTTTGTTTGGTAGCCTGGCGTCACTATAAACAGAGTTATTTATCTCTATGTTATGTCCGCAGGCATTAATCGAAGAAAAGTCGTTAAGCAGGCAATCACTAACCCCATTCATAACCACATTTGACGCTGACCCAGTGCAGTTTTCGCTGTTACCGTCGATGATCATCTTGCCAGTAATCCGCGCCCCAGATGCCATGTTGATCAGCGTTGATGATTCGCCAGCCTTACGCTTAATGGTGCCTGGCCCACGCCATTCGCATGTGCAATTTAGCGTAACAACCTCATACGTAACGCCAGACTGAAAAAGCAGCGTGCGTCCAAGTGATGCGGCGTGATCGTTAGCTTGCTGCACAATTTGCTGATCTGTTAATCCTGAAGCCCTGAAACTCTCAACAGGCACGACCGAATTTATGACGTTAACGCTTGGCACTAACGTATAGCCATTCGCCGATGCTAATTGGCTGCGTAATACAGAGTCACCGACACTAAGCCAGGCATTTATACCAAATCCACCGGTTGTTTCCGGTGTAGAACCAGCAGGAACAACTTTGGGGTAAGCCCCATCCCAGCGATAGTATTCTCCCGAATCGTTATCCTTCAGAATCTGGTTAGACTGGGACAGCGTTGCACCATCCTGGAATGACTCAACAGGGATCCAGCCGTATGCTGCTATGGCATCCTGCACCAGCTTTGTAAGTCCACTTATTGTGTAATGGGCTGCTCCAAAACGGTCCAGATATGTTTTTTCATCAGAAGTGACGAATTGATCTATTTTCCCCGCGTTAAATTTCAAATCGCGCGGTGATTCGCTTGGGACAGGCAAATTGGTAGGTTGCGTAGCCATATTGATTCCATAAAAAAACCCGGCGCGGTGGCCGGGTCGGGTTGGTCGGGGACGGTTCTTATTGGTAGATGGCGTCGCTGTATTCCGCGACGGTAAGAGATACCGTGTTATCTGTGTTCGGTTTGATGCTGTTGACCGTCCATAGCTGGCTGTCCATCTCTTCCACAGTCGCAATGAGGTAGCGCGACGGGAGCTGCACAGTGTCTCCGTTCCAGATATTGAGCTGAATGTTTGGTATTGCCGCGGTGAATCCGTACTTCGTGTCTGTGCGTGCGGTTGCCGGATAGCGCAGTGTAGGATTACCCATACTGTCGGTCACCAGCACGTACATTGAACCGTTAAACGCGATCGGCTCACTGGTATCAAAGTTATTCCCGGCGCGGCCAGTGATGTACCCCTGCTGCTGGTTGCTGTCGTAGATGTCAGGCATCTGAATGACGCTGCCGACCTGGATAATGCCGTCCTCGAACACTTTTGCGTTCATCTTCACCCGAGAGTAGATCAGACGTTTGGTTTCGCGAAGCGCGCGCTCACGGGCTTGATACTCGTTACGGAAGCCGACGATCTCCAGTTTGTTCGGGTTCTCCGCTTCCTGTTCAACGATAGAGCCGTTCAGAACGCGATAGTTGATGTACGTCTTGTTATTGGTCGTCGGATGAACATAGGATACCTGCACGCCGTCGTAACCTCCTGGCAACGTGGCTTCGTACGTCATTTTGTACTCGTCCGTCTTCATGTTGGCCCGGTTGAATACAGCAGCCGGATAATCAACTTTCTGGTCGCGAGTAAACGTCAGTACGCCATCGTCCCAGTACGCCACCACAGACGCCGCATTGCAGATCGCCTGCACGCGGTCGCCGAGAGAATCGTTCTCGTCGTCAAACGTGTAGTCGAAGTAGCCCAGGCGTTCATCAGGCAGACTTTCGGCGATAGAGTACAGACCGTACAGGTCAATGCTGGTTACCGGCTGCTCGCCCATAATGAGCCAGGTATGCGCCACTGCATCAGCGAACGAGCGCGACGGCCGCAGCGTGTAATCCACCGTCTGCGTATTTATGTCGTACGTGATGGTGTTGCGCGTCACCAGCGCGTTATATTTGCGCTCACGGCTGCCCAGCGCGTTCTCTGTCGCCCTCACCTTTACCCGTACCAGCGTATCAGTCGGGTGAACGACATTCGTACGGATATTGATGCTGTGGATCTCTTCTACCTTCAGCAGTGACGCGTCGCCGGAGTTATCCGTGCGCTGAAAGCTGACAGCGTATTTCCCGAAGCCGCCGGCTGGCGTGATTTTGTCGGTGCGGTAGAAAACCTCACTCGTCGACTGGTGCGGTGTCGTCTGCCGGTACGTAAACGTCTGCTGCGTGCCCGGCACCTGATTGTAATCGTCGTCAATTTTCCAGATGACTACCTTCCAGTTGGTTTCCTTCTTTCCGCCAAGGCTGGACTGCGTATGCAGCCACAGCTGCGTTGACTCGACCGGGGAGAAGAACGGCCCGACTACCAGCGCCTCGTTATCGTTAAGGATGAACTTCGTGGTGTTGATCGTTGCGTTCGCCGGGATGTCCTGCGGACCCTCCAGCTGGTTCATCGTAAACGTGTACCAGCGCACCGGGTTAACCACAGCGCCGTCGTTTGTTTCAACCGCAGAAATCAGCGTGCCGGAGAATGTAGCATCGGTAGTAACGGTGCCGGAGGCCGTGCTGTACGTCACGTTGATGGTGAAGGTCACCGCGTGCGGCAGAACCAGACCCATGAAATAATCGAACTCGGCCTGCTTAACGATTTTCATCGCTATCTGTCCACCGGAATACGTGCCACTGACCACGGTCGTTGCTGTCGCACTCTCTACCGGAAAATCGCTGGCTTCGTTCTGCCCTGGGACCTCCTGCCCGTCGACGTCATCGAACCCATATCCCTCAACAATCTGCGGGATGACTTCGCCCGGCTGGAAGAACTGAAATTCAGCACCAGCCAGAGAGCCCAGGCTCGATTCTGAGTAGCGCACTGACTCGTAATCGTATTTGCCGATCCCGATACACATCCACTCAGTGACGTACTTCAGGCCGCCGTCAGTAGACGTCTGGTGAACGTATTCGAAAACCGATTCCTGGATCAGGCCCGGGAACGAGCGAATCTGGCCGTAAATGTCCGGCTTGGCCTTATAAACGCGGGCGGTGTTTGTCTGACCGGTCAGGCTATTGTTCGGCGAGTCGACAGAATTGCCGCCAGTGTTGGCGATGGCCGGCTTCGGCGCCAGGAACGAAAACACCTGGCCCACTACTTTAAATATCGGGCTAAGGATATCGCCGACAATGCCCTTTGGCTGGTCGAATATTTGGATGTGGTCCAGCTCAGTCAGTTCAAACGCCAGCTCGTCATCGTCGCCCAGCTTAACGCCGTTGCGGACGATCAGCAGATCACGATGAAATGTAGCGTCATTGGCCGCCAGCCAGTCATAAAAAAGGGTGCCGTTTGGCACCCTGCAACGCAGCTTAGGCGTTCCTGGAAAGTTCGATATCTCAACCAGCGCCATACGAAAAATACTCCACTTTGGTGAATGCCCGTTGAATGACCAGCAATGAGTCCGTGCGCACGCTTCCGTTCTCGCCGCGCGAGTGTAGCGCCTGCCTGTTCAGTACCAGGCCAACATGCGCCGGTTGCGCGCCGCGGTACCCAACAAATATCCCACCCTCGACAGGTTTATCGACCTGGCGCCAGAAAACCACGTCACCCTGATAGCAGGTGAAGAAGTCCTCACCGGCTTCGTAGTCCTGCGTCTGATGCAGTTCAATGCCGAGGACATGCCGGTAATACAGCACCACCAGCCCCCAGCAATCCACCCTCTCGAACGAGCACGCCCGGTTAGCCCACGGCACGCCGATCACCTTCCGAACAAAATCAGAGGTACTGCAGGCCGGTGTATTCGACTGGATCATAAAGGCGACCAATGTTGTTGTTCAGAGGGTTGGTGACGGAGAGAGTGACCGATGCGGCGTCGGCATCGATATCCACCGTCTTGACGTATAACTGCCACGACTTAATGGGCGCGGAAACGTCGCCGCTGTCGAAGATCTGCCGCGTAGCCGTGATGGCTGTCAGCCGGGCCGCACCCTTCCAATTTTTCATCAGCGCTTTAATATCCGACGACAGCCGCCCAAGCTTCACCGTCGCGTCGATCACCGGTGTACCGCTCTGCTGACTCTCTTCGATTTCAAAGCGCGCTGGCGTGTACGTCTGGCTGGCGAGCGTTTTAGGGAAGAACTGCTTGTCGACCAAGCGGACATAGCCAAAGGATGGATGGTAGAACGTGATTGTGTCGTACAGGCCGCGCGTCGGGCGCTGCTGCTTATATTCCCTGAAGCTAGGCATTACGGCACCCTCGGCAGTGATTCCGGATCGCGCCCGTCCGGGTAACCAGTAACCACGATATCCAGCCATGAATCCCACGGCGGCGGCAGCTCAACAATGATGTCATCGAATTCGTCGTCGGCGTTGTAGAGGTGGTTCGCAATAACGGTCCCCGTCCAGGTCACCACCCCGCCGTCGATACTGGTTTGCACCGGCATCTGCGTGAAGTGAAGCTCCTGCAGCTGCAGGCCACTGCCGCCCAGGTTGATATTCATCCGGAACCAGTTCAGGCCCCGGTTGAGATAGTTCGGGCTGCGCAGCCACTGCTGGAAAGCGCGCTCCTGATCGAGAGTGAAGATCCACGTCAGTGACCAGGTCACTTTCAGGTCGTCAGTAAGGTTCTGGAAGATAGCCGGGCCGACCGCTGGCTGATCGGTCTGGAACCCGGTATCGAGCGTCATGTTTTTGCTGGCCTTCTGCGCCAGCGGCAGCCAGTCGGGATAGTCGATAATTGGCATCAGCCCTGCCCCCTTGGCGTGCGCTTAACGTTCATGTTGCTGGTAATGGCGTTACTTGCAGGCCCGCCGTTATTCATGTCAGCGATGAAAGCCTCAAGGGTCCATGAACCATCGCCGTTCTGCGTAGCCTGAGCATCAACAGACGCAGATGAGTAGTTGTAGATATTGAGAATCGGGGCACCACCTCCACCACCTGCTGTCATATCCTTGTTGCTGATCACCCTGCCATTGTCGCCCGGTATCATGTACTGCTTACCGGTGCTGGCCTGGTAAATCTCAGGCATACCGCCTTCGCCGACCTGATACATCCCTCCAGCCGATACAGGGCCGCCGTTTTTACGCTTTCCTGACAGTGCCAGGATGCCAGCCATGGCTCCGATGCCGATCGCCACCGCACCGCCAAATGAAGCAATTGATGACATGATGGCTGCCGGAGTCCATGCAGCAGTAGTAGCCGCTGCCGCCGCGGTAGACGTCGCCGTGGTAGTGGCAATACCAGCCGCCTGTGCGGTGGTGGATGCTGCAACTGCCGCGGTAGTGGCCGTCTGGCCCATGATGGCCGATTTCACCCACTCAACGCCCATCTGAACGAAGGTGTTGATAAGGCTGTTCAGGACGGTATTTCCGATCGAGCGCAGAGCATCGGAAGCTGACATGCTCCCGGTGATGATGCCGGTTAAGGCATTGGACGCATTACCGGCCAGTGCATCAAAGGATGCCGCCAGCGCTTCATTGCCTGCACTCTGGTTACGGAATATCTCCCACTGTGCAGCGATGCGAGCCTGCTCGTACTCTCTGTCAGCAGTAGCGCGCAGCATAAGTGCGTTCTGGTGAGTGATAATCCCCTGCTGCTCGTATGCCTGAATAAGCGCTAGTTTGCGGGCATTTTCATTCGCTAGTTGCTGCACCGGATCCACTCCGCCAGCAGCTTCCTGCTGCGGACTTACTGCCTGATCAGCGCGGATTTTCGCAAGGTTTGCCTGGTGTGTTGCTTCCAGTCGCTCAGATGTCTGATTGAACTGTTCCTGACTAATTTTCTTCGCAGCCAGTGCGGTATTCAGGTCCTCAACATCCTGTTTGTAGCTGGCGTTTTCACGCGCTTCTGGTAGGAGCTTCTCGGCTGCGGCCTGCGCTTTGAGTGCGTTTGCCGTATCCCATTTTGTAGCAGCGTACTGAGCAGCCAGCGCCAGCTGTTCTTTCGTTGCTCCTTTTCCCAGAGACTGCTGAGCGTTCAGGATCGCCTGCTCGCGGCTCAGCTTATTAGTTGAGTCGGCGGCAAGTTCTGACTGCTGTTTCAGGTTTGCCAGTTTCTGGGCAATAGAATCAGCCTGGGAAGCGCCTTTCTTCTGCTCGGACTGAAGTGTCTTCTGCGCCTGCGTATTTTTGTACGTAGCGGCAGCATCATCTTCCATTTGCTTGGTGTGCGGATCATCCTTCGCAAACCCGGCATCTTCAGCTGCGTATTGCGCCTGCAGGCGTGCGCGGGCCTCCCCCTGCAACTTCGATAGTGCAAGGTTGCGCTCAGACTGCTTGATGAGGTTCTTCTGCCCGGCCGTAAGGTTGTCGGTGGACTTGTTGAGGCTGTCGACGTTGATTTTCGCGTTAGCCGCCTCTCTTGCCAGATCGACAAGCTTACCTGCCAGTTCAGCAATGGCTGACTGCCCGTCTTTGGATGATGACTTCATTTCCTGGAGTTTTTTCGCCAGTTCCTGAAGTGCTTCCGGGGATGGGTTATTGCTCAGGTCTGATAGCTCTCTTGCCAGATCAAACGCTGATTGCTTGCTGATGCCGAGACGTGATGAAAGGGTACTCACCGTTGCAGAAAGCGAGTTCACAATACCTGAGGCATATTGTCCCTGGCTGTTGGCCTGTTGAATGGCCTGACTCCAGTCAGTGGTAGTTACGCCAAGAGCTGACAGCTCATCGTTGAATTTCTTGATGCTTGGCGAAGCACCGCCCACCGCCGCCAGTGCGCGATCGCCTAACGTAATGAAAGCATCAGACGCGTCACTAATGGCCTTCGGAATCTTTGAGATGGCCTGGTTATATTCGAGCAGCGCCTGATTGCGCAGCAAGGTAGCCACGTCGGCATTTACGCGCGCCAGGGCAGCATACTTGTCGGAAAGCGCAGCCACGCCTTGTGAGGATATGGCGATCACCTTATCCATCGCTTCAGCTGCGTCTTTCAGCGCATCCATGGCGTTCTTGCCGCCATTGAGCGAAGTGATCAGCACGCCAGCCAGTACAGAACCAAGGGCGATTATAGCGCCAACCACGGCACCGCCAGGACCGAATGCGCCAGCAAGCTGTGAGCCCTGCTGAGCGAACGCCACCAGCGCAGACTGCCCACCCTGCACCTGTACGATGAAGTCCTGAACCTGGTACCCGGCCTGCTGCATGCTTGTTTTCCAGCTACCAGTGCCTTTTGCACCATTTTCAACGCCAGCCTTCATGTCATACAGGCGACCAGTCAGCTCGCCAATTTTCTGCTTCTCTTCGTCGGTGGCTTTCGACCCGGCACGAAGCTGCGCAGCCAGAACTGCGGCACTGCGCGCGCCATTCTCCTGCGCTTCGTCCAGCACGGCCAACTGGTTACCAAGCGCCTCGATGATGGATTCGGCACGGCTGAATTCACTGCTCGCGCCGCCGGTACCGCTGCGGGCCTCTTCCATTGCGCGGGCAATTCCGCTCACGTTTGTGTTCAGCTTGCGCAGCTGGTTATCCATGGAGTTGGCGTAACCGGCCAGTTCAGTAAAAGCGGATCCGGTTTGTGACGCGCTCTGATCGAGGTTATCCATCCCCTTACCGGACTGTTGAGCTGCAGCATCCAGTTTGTCCAGAGCATCAATGGCCTGCTTCCCGCCCTGCAGCAACGGCTCAACGTCGGCGCTGATTTCATAAACGATGCTACCGGCGTTCTTCTCACCTGCCATGTCATTCTCCGGTTATTGCTTTGCTTTTGCCCTGCGTGTGGCCTGTTTAGCCAGGTACTCGTCGGCGATGCTGTCGTACTCTTCGCGAGTAAAGCCTTTCTGGTCAGGGTATTTCGCCGCCAGCAGCATCTGGAATTCGGTCATCGTTAACTGAGAGGCTTCGGCTCGGTTCATTTCAAAGTGGCTACGCGCCGCACTGATGTAGTCGAATGCCTTAAACTCTGTGGTGCGCTCGCCCGTTTCGTGGCGCTGAAGTTGGCGAACCTTTGCCTTTCCGACGACACCGTGCTGCATGAGATGCTGAGCCAGTACGATGATGTCGTTCTTCGGCATCTGGCCCGGACGGTATACGACATAACGGCTCCACCCCTTCCACTCGCCGATCATTGGCGTCAGATCGTCATCGCAGCATGCCTGCAGCACCAGCATGCTCGTTGATAACAGCTTCTCAGCGGCGCGATTGAATGATGGAGAAAGCCATTCAGGAAAACGCCCCAGCGTGCCAGCGCACACCTCAATGAGCTGAGCGACATCATTGCCGTGGATAGTGGCGTACGCCTGCACAATTTCTTCCGGAGTGCCGATCCTCGTCATAGCCTCGAATGAAGGCCGTAGCAGATAGTCTTTCCCGCCTTCGCGGCTGTCGCTGATAGAGAGTTCGCCAATATCGGTTAAAGCGGTCATAAGCCTTCCAGTAAACGGTCATTATCAAGGGCAGCACGCCGCCCTTTGGAATGTCCGTTAGGTAACGGTAACCGTATGCACGGCCACAAAGTTGCCGTCTTCGGTGTTGATGATGATCTGCGCGCTGCCGGTGGCGACGCGCGTCACGGTAACGGTGTTGCCGGAGGCAGTAGCTGTTGCCTTGGTCGCATCGGTAGTCGCTACAGTGAATTCTTTGTTGGTAGCGCCGGTTGGCGCGATGTTCACCGTGAAGGTGCTGGTACCGCCTGCCGTGCCGGTGCTGGTTGTCGGGGTTACCGTCACGCCGGTTACCGCAACCGCAGTGATTTCGTTCACTTCGATGGTGCTTGCGTCCCCGACCTTGAACTCAGTAGAGAACGTGACGATATCGTTAGTGCCACCGTCAGAACTCAACGCGTTAATGTTCATGTAGCCGATGAATTCAATCGGGCCGTAGTCCATGCGCACCCAGATACCTGGCTGGCGCTTAGCCTTCAGCTCATCAGCGAAATACTTGATGAACTTGCCGACACCGTACTGATCCAGCTTGTCCTTCTTACGCACCTCGCCTTCAAAGCTCAGCGTGAAGTCACTGTTGGTGATGATGGTCTCGACATAGCCGCCGCCGTCATCCGCATCAGAGGTAACCGAGTTCGGGTTGAAGTCGAAGCCTTTCGACGTACCAGCGGCCAGCGCCTTCCACTCAGATTCAAGTGGCTTGACGTCCGGGCAGCCATCGGCGACTTCCAGCACGACCGCACCGCCGAACAGGCGCTCGTTCGAGTTCTGGCAATTAGCCATGTGAAACTCCTCTTTGACGTATAAAAAAGAAAACCCGCCGGAGCGGGTTATTTGGTTGGGATGGCTATTCGCCGTAAGTACAGGCGAACTGGAGTCGGAAGACTATTCGCCCTTCTTCTGTGAGCACCGGCGCGGGAATTGCGCCCATGTTCTGGATGTAGCCGACACACTCGTCAGCCATGGGGTTGGCCTGGACGTAATCGACGATGCGCTGCACGGCATTCAGTGCGTCCTTGCGCTTATCTTTCGCGCCGACGACGTCGACCAGGACGTGATACTCAGAGCCGAGGTCAGTCCGAATATTCGACCCGCCGTTTGGCCTGAATACCATGATCGCCTTCGACAGGTCTCCCGGGTCGTCGTACATCAGCTGCTGCACCGTAAAGCCGGTAGTTAGCCCGGCGTCGCCGAACATGTTGCGCACCCGCTCGTGCATCATGGGTGTCATAGCGAAAGCTCCTTGCGCATCACCGCGTCAACGTTATCGCGCTCGTCATTCGCGCCTTTGGTCAGGAATTGCGGCTCGCCATGCGGATCCCAGTAGTTGCCCGTCCCTGTCCCGCCGCCGAACTCTTTCGGTTTCTGCGGGCCGAATTCAGACCGGTTGCTGGTCACGCCAAAGTGCGCGCGCGGCTGGCCTTTCAGTTTGCCTGACGCCTCATGCACGTAGGCGGCATAGTTGGCTGAATAGCCAATGCGCCCGGTGATGAACACGCCGCCAGCGTCGATTTCACGGAACTGACTGTTAACCAGTGTGGAGGTGTCGATTGGGGTGTAATAGGCCGCCCGGGCACCAATAAGAATCATCGCCGACTGCAACGCGCGAATAACCTTACGTCCCTTAACGTCGTTGATGACATCGTTCAGGTGCTTCTTCGCCTGGCTGATGCCTTTCACCTTGATGCCCATGGCTAAACTCCCGTCAGAATTGCGTAATCATCCGCAAGTCGCTCGAACGTGTCGGCGTAGCGTATAACCTGCCGTACTTCGTCGGCACCGGCCACAACCGGGTCTGGCTCTGTCGACGCGCCAATCAGCAGGTAATCACCGGCGGCCGCGAGAGCGAACTCCGTCCAGACGGTATTCTTCACGACGATTTCGGAGCCCAGGCTGGCTAACTTTTTGCTTAGCCCGCCCTCGTAATCACAGAGGATTTGCTCTGGTTCGGCATAGCCTAGCGGATCGCCGTATTCGTCATTGCCTTCCAGCTTGCGCCAGATGGTCGCCGTAGCGGTATAGGACCAGTTCGCAGTTGCCGACATATCAGTCCTCAAGCAATTTCGTGATGAATATTGATTCGATGGTTTTGACGCTTACATAGCGGTCGTTTCCGACAGGAATAAATAACGATGATGGGTTGCCATTTGTGACACTCAAAAACAGTTCGATGTAATTAGGATTGCTTGTCTCCCCGGTAAACTGCTCATCCTTCCCAGCAATGCAGCATTTAACATCGTAAGCAATTCCTTTAATCTTCCTGGCCCTGATAGTTGCCATTTTCACTCCTTCCAGCGCAGCACCTTCGCGCCAGTAGCCCGGATGCGCGCGCAGTTGATGAACCACTCGCCGTCCGATTTAACGTAGCCAGTAGTCTCCCGCCCTGTGTCGGTCATCACCCAGACGCGGGTGAACGAGCGAGGCAGGCCGTGCTTTACTGATTTGTACGTCATCACTTATCCCCGCACATGCAGCCGCCCTTCCCGATCCAGATACCAGCAAATGCAGGGGCGGCGGTAGGGTCGGCAGGAATTAGCGAGGTGGCGCAGCCGTACTTATCCAGCCCGCGCAACAGGTTAACCGAGGCCTTCCAGCGATCGGTGAACGACTGGTATCGGAACGAGCGAGACGCCCCGCTTGGTGCCGTTTGGCTAGAGATGTACTTATCCCCCTGCCCGAGCCCCATAAGCGCGAGCAGATAGAGCTGAATCAGCAGCGCTGTCGATGCCGGATAATGCGCATCGAGACACTCCTGAATGCTGTTGGCCTGGTCGACGAGAGCCTGAAGAACAAAATCGGGAATGGTAATTCCCTGGCTCTCCAGATACTCCTTTGCCTGTTCGAGAGTTACCATTATCGACTCCGTGAAATACCCCGCCGGAGCGGGGCATAAAAAAACCGCCTTAGCGGCAGATGTTATTCAGCAGGGAAAAGCTTTTCGAGTTCGCCATCCGGCAACAGCTCACTGAGCTTTTCAGCGCCAAGGTTGCCTTTGAACTCGATGCCGAGTTCAGTCAGACGGGCCTGGATAACCTCTTTGCGTGATTTCTCACCGGTACCGGCGTCAGGCGTCGACGGGGTAAGTTCTCCGCCTGCCTCACCATTCATGAGGCGGACGTTAGACTTCAGCGCCGGGTGAAGCTCTTTCAACTCCACCACCTGCCCTACCTTCACGCCGAACCATGGGCGCACTACTTCGTATTTAGCCATGCTGTTTCCTTACGCCAGGTTAGCGCCGTAGACAACGCCGGACAGGCCCTGATCGTCTGCGGTGATTTGCAGACCTTCAGCAGACATAATCTGGAAGTTGTAGTTAACGTTAGGAAGTGGGCGCGGCAGCGGAACAACACCGACAGCCATACCAACCAGAGGAGAGATCACGTCACGGCGACGTACATACGCGATAAACTCGTTACCGGTCAGCGCGAAGCTCATGCGGATTTCTTTCACCGGCGCGAACGGCAGAACCGCCTGCAATACAGTACCGCTTACAACGCCATTGACTACGTACGGCTGCGCCAGGTTCGCCCAGATTTCAGGAGAAACCCACATCACATCGTATGCGGCGACTTTGTTCGTTCGTGCGGTGGTACCGAATGCGCCTTTACCGAAGAACGCAAAGATCGCAGTCATGTCAGCGGTGGTCAGGTCGATATTCGCACCACCAGCACCAGATCCGAGGTTAATCTTCTTGGTGTTGCGGTGGTTTTTGATACCCTGCGCCGGGTAGGACTGTACCTGAATTTTTGAATCGCCGTTCAGGTAGTAGTTGACGCGTTTCTGGTTGAACTTGCGCATCTTAGCCATCTGCGAGTCCAGGACCAGATCAATGCCCACAGAGTTCAGGCCAGCAGCATGACGCCAGTTAACACCGTAACCAGCAGTGAACACCGGAATCGGGTCGCCGTCGCTCGCGTAGTCAGTGTGGTCGAAGGAGAACGGCGCCTGACCATCGATGCTTACTGACACGTCGTCAGCGATGTCGCCAACCACATTATACAGCTTGGCGGTTTTACCGACCGGCAGCACGGTCTGAACGCCGATCAGGTCGTTAACGATTTCCATGCCAACTTCCTGATCGCGCAGTTGCAGCACCTGGTTGTCAATCTCAGCCCAGAAGTCACGTGAGAAACCGCCAACAGCGTTACAGGCCAGCATGTCAGGCGTCATGATTGCGCGGTTAGCCGCGATGATGGAATCGTTCTGCAGGTTCCACATGTTGCGGTTTGCCCACAGCTCGTTCCAGTGCCCGCCGAGGCGGGAGTTAGTCGCCAGCGTCTCTTTAGAGAAGTACATATGTGTTTGTCCTTTTGTTACGCGCCAGCTGCGGCGACAGTGCCAACGCGCATGCGCACGCGAATGAAGTCGGTGGTGCTGGCCGCGATGGTATATTCATCCTGGCTGTATCCGATCACTGAATCAGTGTCGGATGTGGCGAGGGTGAACTGACCTGCAGTTCCCAGCTTGATCGGGCTGTCTTTCTTGTAAGCACCAGGTAAGCAACGTAACGCCAGCTCACGACCTTCTTCGACGTAGTTGCCGACAGCTGAATCGCCTGCAGGGATTTCTTCGGTGATGGTCAGCCCTTGGTGGTAACCGACATCAATGATGTACAGGCGGCCGGTTAGCGCGGTGGCCTGAGCGAATTTATCGGAAGAGTTGATGGTTGCGGCGGTGCCAGGAAGCAGCGCGGCGGCTGTGGTGCGGGTTTCGGTCTTGTACAGAGACTGACCGTCGATATTAACGCGACGATAACGTGGCATTATTCCGGCTCCTTACTTGAAGTGTTCGTCAGCGGCAGGTGCGCCGGTTTCTTTGTGCTGCTGTGCATTGTTGGTGCCCAGCGGTGCAGCTTCGCCCAGCGACTTGAACATCGCGTCCAGAGCTTCGCCAGACAGCGCGTTAGCCACGATATCGCCATGCACCTTGGCAACCGCTTCGCGCTTGGCTTTCTCTTCAGCGCGCGAATTGGCGGTCAGGGTTTCGGTAAGCTTGTCCTGATTGGCCTGCAGACCGGTGATCGCATCCTTAATCGGATTCAGGGCATCGGCGAAGTTAGCGGCCAGGCCTTTACCGATTTCGCTGATCAGCTCTTGTTTCTCTTCAGTGGTTAAAGGCATGTCGCCCTCCGTTTTGTGGTTTGGTGCAGGCTGTTCCTGCGGTGTGAATAGAGCTTTGAATTTGTTAGCGACGACAGCCACCCACGACTCCTGGCGCGCTACTGCGGTGCCGGTGTCGTCGAAGGTGATAACTCCGCCATCCGACTTGTAGCCAAACACCTCAGCGATGCCGCCGTTGCGGATGATTACCGCTTGCGAGTCAGTGAAGTCAGCAACCCAGGCGTATTCATCCGTGCCCGCCGCAAACTTCGCTTTGGCTGCGCGGTCGAGGCGCTGTTCACGCTCCCGGTAGGATTCACCTACCAGCGCGCCCGAGTTCGCCTTAAGAGGCTGCGCCAGGTCGGCGTTAACCATCAGGCCTACGCCCTGCTCCGGCGTAGCTGCTCCAACTTCATGCAGCAGGATCGCGTCGTGGTCCATGCCGTGGATATCAGCCACCCACTCTGCACCCGTTGCGCGTTGTTGCTCGTTCGGCTCAAGCTGGTCGAGGAATGCGGCCACACTGGTATGAATCGGCGGAACGTCTTCACCGCGCTCAATCGCAGCGACGCGTTCAAGCAGCTCCCTGCCACCTTCCGACTCGCTGGCGCGGGCCACATCAACCCACTTTTCGAGGTAGATGCGATTACCGGACTTCTTAACGTTGCGGTTCCACGCGCCGATATGGCCTGCGTTAATCCCCTCCGGGGAGAAAGCAGACACGAACTGACCGTTAACCTGAGGATGCCCAAGCGGTGCCAGGGTGCCCTCCAGCCCCTTGTAATGGGCGTCGATTTGCTCTTGCGTGTACAAGCCGCCATTCATGACGACGTTCGCCGGAAGTGTGTAACTCGGCAGCACCAGGTGCTCACGCTCGTTGTATGTTTCGCGCCGGATAGACTGGCTGTTCACCTTCGTGGTGATGTTGACCTGCATAGGCATAGTTATTTCTCCGCCCAGGCGTAACCGCGCGCCTGCATCGATTTATATTCCTGTTTGAGTTTCGTGATGGTGTCCGGGTATTCCGGTTTACCGTCCTCATCCACCAGCACCGACTGCTGGCTGCATTTGCAGTTGATGGAGTTGCCATCTTTGCTGTACCAGTCACGAACCTCTTCATTGGTGTAGAGGTGAGCGTGGCGCACTGCATGCGTATGTCGGGTTGTCGGCGACAGCGCTGAGATGTGAACCAGCAGCGTTTTCAGGCCGAAGAGGTCATTCGCCTCCTGGTCTTCATCCCACTTAGCCCGGCGAAGCGCGGTAGTCACTTCAGTGCGTGCTATGCGGTTTGCCCGGCGCTTCTCGATACCGGTCTGGTCAGTCAGGTTGCGGGCAATATCTAGCGGGTTAAGCCCACGCCCCACTCCATCAGTCAGCACACGCGCCATGTCGCGCTTAACGTCAGCTGTCAGCCCCTTCATTTCCTCAAACACTCGCGCATGCACCAGCGCCATACGTTGCTGGTACGGGTCGCTTGCGAGGATGGACGCCAGTGATTCGCGCCCGGCGGCATACACCGGGGATTGCTGGCTGAGGTTGTAAAATGACTGCCCGGTCCCTTTCTCCGAAGCCAGATCGATGTACTCGTAAAACCACAGATCGTAATCGCCACCTTCAAGCAGCACCTGATCCACCAGGTAACTGGCATCGTTCAGGATGATGGAGAGTAGCGTCGGGTTTAGCTGGTATTCGTATCTGGCGTTTACTGCGAGGGAGGAAGGTATTTTGCCGAGTGCTGATTTGTACGCTTTGCCAATCTTATTCATTCGCCTGGCGAAGTCTTTCATTGCCCGGCGTTCCAGCGCATCGGCTCCGGTCGGATCCTGATAGTTACGCGGCAGAATCGGTGGCTTCGTCTTCTTCGTCGCCATCCTCTTCTCCTAACGGCTCTTCGTCGTCATTGTCATAGCCTGCAGCTGTACGAATCTCTTCACGGCTGAATGCCGGGGCATCACCTCCGCCCAGCATGGTCTGGTTAATCTCGCCCATGGTCTTAGCGTTGGTGAGCTTCTCAGTACCGGTCTGCTCGTTAAGGTCATCCCATATAACAGCCTTCTGGCTGACTGAGTCGACGATCTGCAGGTCGATAAGCTTGTCGCAGAAGTCCTCTATCTCGAAAGAGAGGTCCACGCGGCGTGACTGACAACGAGCATTAAAGTATTTCTGGTCTTCGGTACTGGAGCGCTCGGCCTGCTGGTTACCAACCAGGATGCGCGTCGGGATATCAACTCCAGCGGCGGCGGTCTGCAGGTTTACGTTATAGGTCGCTGACGGATCGGCGACAGCAGTGACCAGCGGTGTAACTGTGGCCCCTTGAGTTGTCATCAGAACATCGTTACCGCGGTTCATTTCCCCGGCAACGTCGTTAAACTTATCCTGCAGCTCGTCAATGCTCACGCCATAAAGTGACGCGAGGTTGTTGAAGTCGATTTCCTTCTCGAAGTTGACATTGAGCTGCCTCGCGGCGTTCTTCAGGAATGACTCGCCAGACCCGCCCTCTACTTTCTCCAGGCTCACAAAAGCGTTATAAGCTGGCTCAAGGAACCCAATGGCATCGTCTGAGTAATCACCAAGGATGAAAACGCGATCGGGATGGATGTTGACGCGGCGACTTGAACCATTAGGCAACCGTTCAGCGTACTGCCACATCTTCGGCTGGCCGTACGTCTTCGAGTTCAGTCCAGTATCCCACTCGCTTACCGTGAGCGATCCGGCCCACGCCACTGATATTTTCTGAAGACCTCGCCCTTTGGTTACCGGAAGGTTCCAGTCTTGTTCGTCGCGGATGTGCAGAAGGATGCCTGCATAACGACCGACGAGACGGCGGCGATCTGCCTCAGAGAATGAGCGCCAGAATCGGTTGGTGAATACCTGTTTGGACTTTTTCTCCCAGGCGGTTTCGTCTTCACTCTCGTCGGCGTCATCACCCTCGATGATTTCCGGGTTCGTCTGCCAGCATTTGCCCACCAGCTTCTCAACTGCGCCGTGAGCGATACCACCGCGCCGGTAAAGGGCGTAAAGGTTTTCGTAGGTTACCTGCTCAGGGAAGCCATACTCACACCATGCGGAATGGCGCTTATTGTCCAGCCCCATTGTTGGGGCCATCAGCCCCATACGGGCACGCGCAAACCTGGCGTCGTTCAAGGCATTGTTGACGGCCAACGCATGGTTGACGGCGAGAGTTAATTTGTCAGTCATGGTTTGTCCGTTTGGTTAGCGAAGGCGTTTAGGAATCATCATCCCCACAGGTTGCGATCCATTCAGTTCAGTCAGTGCGTAAACCATCGCATCGAGACGGTCAGGTGATTTCTTCGCGGTGGCGGGGATGTATTCCATCAGCTGGTTCTCCAGCACGTAGAGATTGCCATGATTTGCCACTCGCCCCTGTTCGTAGAGCGCCGATATCGGCTCCGCGCGGGCATACTTACCTTTGCTGGCATGGACACGAATGATGCGACCTTTGAACCCGGCGTTGCGGAGTGTCTCCTCCGCCATATCTCCGCCCTGGTTCGTCTCAATAACTATCGCGTCAGCTTCGTGTTGCTCATAAGCCGATATGGCTTTCTTGGCCCATCCAGCAGGTGAAAATTTACCGCTGTAATCGCCATCCACAGAGAACTGCTTTTTATCACCAGCACCATATGAGCTGGCAGCGACAATACCTGTTTCATCGCTTTCGTCGCTGTTTGTTGCCTGCGGGTCAATGGCTACGACAGTGCGAACCTTATCATGATGAATTTGCAGTTCGCGTGCCGCGCTGATCATCGCCTCTGTCCACAGAGCGCCTTCTGCATTAAACCTGCGAGGCTTCTGCATATACTGCGCTTCGGCAGTGCGTCTGTGAGAGAACAGCGATACGCGGTGCGATTCATTGTGCTTGAACGGCCACAGCCAGCCATCAGGCAGTCCGTGGTCAATCGGTATGGCGTGGGTGTTTTCAGGGTACTGAGCAGCGTATGGCTGACTATTGTCGATAATCACCGGCAGATTCAGGTGATGCCATTTCTCTCCACTCCCGCCCCGCAGAAGATAGCCGCTCAGGTCGTGGTAATGGATCCGCTGCATGATGACAATCATCGGCGTCGTCTCGATCGCCAGTCGTGATTTGATTGTCTCGTTAAACCGGTTGTTGACCCCGTCGCGGACGATCTCAGAGTAAGCGTCATCAGGTTTTACCGGGTCATCGATAATCAGCGCGCCCTGCCAGCCCGGCTCCATGTGTCCGGCACGAAATCCGGTAACCTGCCCGGCAGCTGACGACGCATAAACGCCGCCGCCGTGCTCAGTCCACCACATGGCCTTGCTGTCAGCGTCATCGCGCAGCGCCATCGGCCACATGGATTGGTATGCCTGCGACTTAATCATGCCGCGCGCTGTGGATGAGTTCAGCAGGGCCAGGTTATGCGAATAGGACAGGTGCATGAAACGGGCCCGGCAGTTCAGCGCCAGCCCTCGGCCCATCATATTGATGGTCGCCAGTTCCGTTTTCGTGTAGCCAGGCGGAACGTTAATGATCAGGCGTTGAATCTCACCATCAATGACGCGGTCCAGCGTCTGCTGAATCACCTTGTGGTGCGGCGCGACAATCATCTTGCCGCCGGTGCGCTGCTTGAAGAAGTAGCGAGCGTAATAGAGCCCATCCTCTTCGCATTCAACTTTACGGGCAAATGCCCTTTGCTCAGCAGTCGTCATCCTCCATCATCTCCTGCCGTGCGGATTTGTATTCCTCTTTGCTCATGGTGATCGTCTGAATAGCGCCACCATTCGGGCCGGAATGTTCAAACTTGTGCTTATTGGTGTAGGCATCGCCGCATTCCTTCGCCGCCTGCTCGATGATCTCGGCAGTAAGCGCGAGGTTCTTCATGCCCTCGGCGCGCGTTGCCATACGGTCGAGAACTCGAAGGCGGTACGCCTTGTTGGCGATCGGAATATCGGAGATTTCATTCTGGAAGCGTTCGCGGGTGGCATTGAACATGTCCACCCATTTCTGCGCCAGCCCCCTGCCGTTTGCTTTCGTCGGGTCGTGGGATTCGACCTGCTGACGAGTGATGCTCAGGCCAAATTCCTTTTTGACCAGCTCAACCACCTGGGATGGAGTATCGAAGCAGGCAAGGGACTGAACGATGAAGGCTTTGACCTCACCTTTCAGTGTCGCCATGGATTACCTGCCTGTCATAATCAGTCATATTGTTATGCCAGCTTTAGCATGCACGTACCGCATGACCTGGCTATATCGATGTGAGCCACTTCAGCAGGCGCATTGGCCGCATCAACGAGCTCCTGCACTTCTTTGCTGGCACCGTATCGACGTACGACACCAGTGAATTCTTCGACGTCGTGGCCGCGCAGTGTTAACACTGGCTGCCCGGTCTCTTTGTTGAACTTAGGCGCGCCGAAATCATCGGTGGCCTGGGCAATGTGGTAAAGCTCATGCTCTACCAGCGCGCAGAACTCAAGGTCACTGCATTGTGAGCAGTAATCGGCAGCCAACGTGATGATGAACTTCGGGATGCGCCCGAACCATTCATACATCTGCTGTTCCATTCTGGCTTTCTGCCAACCGCCGGCGCGGAGCATTACCTGTTCGGCCTGGCCGAGGACGTAGCGACCCTTCTTCGCGAATGAGTCAGACGCCCACATGAAGCAGAGATCAGCCTCTAGCAGGTGTTCGTGGTCAGGGTTATGGATGCTTCCGGCGTCACTGAGTATTTGGCGGCTTACCCACTCATGCACTTCATTGGCTGGTATCAGCCTGGTGTATGGCTGCCAGTTGTCGGAGGCGATGAAGTTAACTGGCGCGTATGGCCTGCGTTCGTCATCGTTAGTCATTGGTTATTCCAGCAGCGTAAAAGGATGTTTTTTTAACTTGTCCGATGTGATAAATCGGATTTAGTCCGTAAAATTCCTGCCCATTTACTTTCTGGAAATACACTATGGAGAAGGCAATCGTAGTTAATCGGCAGGTGCTAACCTCTAGGCCCCAGGCAGCGCTGATGGTTCATAGCATGAACGGGTATACCGTTTGCGTTATTCCTGCTGCTTTCTCTGTGGTTGCCGGACAGGAACTGTACAGGCCAGAGCATTACCGTGGGGTCTGGAGAGTATCAGGTAGCGATGATCTATTTCCCGCGAATATCACCGGCTCAATGACACTTGATGAGGCGCAAAGCGCTTTCACACAGATACTTAGCCTGTAGTAATTTCATTATCTGATTGTTTGGTCTGCTCTGCCGGTGCTGGCGTGAACTCCACACGCTTGACATCAGCAGGAGCGAAATACAGCCACTCGCCCGTCTCGGTCGCCAACGGTACAAAGCCGTTAACCAGCTCAGGCTGACGTCGTGACATCTTGCCTGTGTACTCGCCGCCATCGTTCGTCGTCAGTTTGATGATGTAGATGTCGAACATTGAGAGCCTCTTTATCCGCTTATGTGGATATTGCCATTACAATGAGCTTACCCATGGTGATGGCAACAAAAAACCGCCCGGAGGCGGCTTGTTTACTTAATTGGTCTTGTTGGTGGGAGTAATTGTTTTGCAAGACCCAAAGCTTGAAGCATCGCGGACTTATATTTTTCGTCGCTAGATAGGTCAGCTGTGAAGCCAATTTGTCCTACATAGTGGGCCCAGTTATCTTCGGGCGTCCCATTAACCCAAATGGAAAAATGTTCACGTGCCTCTCTTATTGATTCTTCCATTTTCGGCTTAAGTGATTCTAAAGGCTCACCCATCTGATGCTTTGCTGCTAGTTGCTTAATCTTAGTAAGGTAACCATTTACCAAACCTTGTGAATTATCCATTGTGGCTCCATCTATTAACCATGGTGAATGCATGGCCTACAGTCACTAATTGGGGTCTGGTTTCGCAATATCAACTGCAGCACTTATCATTTCAAGCACTGATCTTTGATGTAGTCCTGCAGGTAGCCGACCTGCTTCGTCACTGTGACGATTCGCTCTCTGAGGGTGAAATAATCCCGTTCAGAGGAGTCAGTAAGTCGGGGGCTGGTAGCATCGCCCATGCCGCCGGTGCTGGTCGCTCCGTTCGTGGGACATTTGGCGTTGACGTGCAGCCCGCACTTGCCATCACGAACACAACGCTGCAGATCATCAAGCTGCTTTTTCGCATCAGCTAAATCCTTCGTGTATTTGGCATCCAGCGCAGCCACATCTCGCTGGCGGGTCTGCATGTCTCTGATGGTGTCGTTAGCCAGGCGGAGGCTCTTGGTGGCTTTGTCGCGCTGGTCTTTGTAGGCGATGGCATTGCCGCGGTAGTGGTTAATCGCCCAGGCCATGGAAACCAGCAGGCAGATAACGACAGCGAAGATGATTGCGGTTAATCGGCTCATTTCACACCATCCAGGCAGAGCGCCTTTTCTTTCCCGGCACGAGTAACCAGGCCAGGCAGAACCTTACCGCCACCCCAGACCCAGCGAGGGAACTGGTTGCACGCCGCCGTGATGTCCCCACTTCTGAGAAGAGAGAACATTGTGGAGGTGCGCATGTTTCCGCAGCCAGCACGAAACGTTACCGATACAATTGCCGAGAAAGCATTGTCAGACAGCTTGCGCCCATTCCCGTAGCGGTTAACGCAGGACTCAGCATCAAGGATGTTGCGCTCCCACTCGGCTGCGATCTGCTGGTCAGACTTAACGGTGCCGAGTTTTACGCCATGCGTGTTCCCCATACCGTCAGTCAGCACACCCGCCGGGCAGACATACGGATCACGTCGGCAAGATTCAGCGTTGCCGATTAACTCCAGCCCGCGTTCGTTTGTTCTGACGTGGCCCGCATTCATCACAATCGCGATGATCGTTCCGACGGAGCAGACAATGCCCGCCGCGCCGCTTTTCTTACTCAGTTTCAACTGGGCCACCGGAAATTCTCCGCATTGCCTCCGTAACTACCTCGGCGGTAGCCGGGCGATCGGAGTGGGGTTTTTTGCCTACGTCAGATAAGTAGTTTTCCAGCAGTTGGGTTCGCTTCCTTTCCTCAGCCATACGCTCACGCTCTTCTTTACGTTTTGCGTAATAGGTTTTTATCGTGAAGAACGCCGATACCAGCGCGCCGATAATAAACACGTAATCCTGCAGGCTAAGCAAAGAGAACAGGCCCAAGGCAGCCGACCACCAGTACGGCAGATCGTGTCCATTTGTTGGGTTCATACGTTGCATTCCACACCTCCGGGTCCGGGGTGCTGTGTGGTAGTTGGGAAAGGCCGTCAGACACGATAGCTACGGGGCATCTGGAATTGATTGTCTGCGGCCAAAATAAAAAAGCCCGAGACAAGCGGGCAATATGGGGGTAAGGCAATGTCGGCTCGTTGGCCGAAGGGTCCCAGGCAGTTGGTTCTGGTGCGGCGTACCGCTAATAAAAAAGCCCAAGGCGTTAACCTCGGGCTTGAATTTTTTTGGATTCGGAACGACTGAACGGATTCCCAGCGTTAGAGATGAATCTATCCAGTTTTTCCGCGAAATGCAATACCTATTTCCTATATATTTTCAACATTAGGGAAAATTATTTTCATCTCGTTACTTTTGAGAGAATGGAATCAGCCATAGACTCCTGTTTATGGCATTCGGCGACCAGCTCCTCAAATAGCGGCTGAAGTTGCTCATATGCCGCCGTTTTCTTTATCTCCGCAACAGTATTAACGCCCTCAATTACCGTCGAGAACTTGAGCCTTGCATACCCTCTGCCTCCGCAGCGGTCACAGGCTTTCATCACCGGAACGCCCTGACGATCGCTTTCTGCCTTGTCCAGCACCTTACCTTTGCCATGGCAGCGACACGAATTGCTGATAACGCCTTTTCCGTTACACGGTTTGCATTTAACCCGAACCACTTCACGCGCCTGTGTCCAGCTCTCCCAGTCGCTTGGGCGAACGGCCCGCGACATTTTCGACCAGTACGGCGGTTTCCCCCATGGGTATGAGACCTTGTTGGTAAACACTTGCGCCTCTGTAAATCCGCCGCCATCACAGCAATCACATTTTCGAGTGCTGGCAGCACTTCTTGAATAATCCTGGTATGCAAAAGCGCAGAGAACCTTAAGCACGCCTGACCGAGCTGATTCATCGAGTTCAGACAGCGCTCTGAATTTACCTGATAACTTCCGTGCCTGTTCATAGAGTCTCTCCAGTGCTATGTCGGGGCTGCTAATGCCAATTTTCGAGAGGTAAAGATCGAAACCAAAGCCGCACTTATGTCCCGCAAGACCAAGAGCAGCCATGACGTCAGTTCCGGTCAGGCTGTCTGATGCGGTTGCGCGAGGAGAGTCACTGAACATCGGTGATTTTGGCGCAAAGTATTTAGCGATTGATTCGAGGTTCATTATGCGGCTTCCTTCTGTGGCTGGTTGGTTTTGGTCTGGCTGTGCTTTGCTACTGGTGGTAGATTGGATCTGGCCACGCTTTCAGCTTCGTACCTTTGGGATTCGGTTAAATTCATTCGCCTAACCCCTAATTAGTCTTTTGAGCATTCGGTATTTTTCCGCATATCGAATGGCTCTAATCTTTATGTCGATCTTCTTTCTAAGTCTCTTGCGCTTAACCCACTCCCTAATCAGGAAGCAGGCCACAGCAATGAGATATGCCGATAGAAATACAGCGTCTGTCATGCCGCCTCCTGCTGTTTCAGTGCGCGAAGGTCTGCCCGGGCCTTGGCGCGGATGCCGTCCAGCTCTTCACGGGTGTATCGGTGGGTTTCGTTGTTGGATTCCAGCGCCAGCACGCGCTCTTCGCCGATCAGCTCAACCAGCGCGGCACGGTACGCCTCAATGTTCCCGGATTTGTGAACATTGCAGGCGGAGCATTGAAGCCACAAATTATCGGGATTGAAGCGCAGTTGTGGAGCGGCAGCAGTGGTGCGGTAATGCCCGGCATGCCAGGCAAAAGCAGTCTTGGTTCCGCAGGAGATACAGCCGTGCCCGGCGGCCAGCAGCATTTCGCGACGCCAGTCGTTGAAGGCACGCTGAGTCATCTGCACCCAGTGACGGATCGGCTTCAGCTCATTGCGACGTGCAGATCGCCGTTGGCGACCTGCCTTATCGGCCTCTTTCTGCTCTTTGATGCGCTTAGCCGCGGCCTTCACCTTCTCTTTTTCGCGCTCTTCCATCGCGAGGATTGCGCCGTGTTCCGGGCAGCACCAGCGGATCCGGATGTCGTGGAATTTCGGCACGAAGTATTCGCCGCATACTTTGCACTTACGGCGGGATGGTTTACGCATGCTTCCTCCGTGCCGCTAGACGCAGCCATTTCTGATCCACCAGGCGCGCGGTGTAGTCTTTCAGGGTTGGGATGTCGGACGGCTTAACCGCGGGCTTACGCTTGCGGCGCGCCGGAACACGGAAGATTTCGTTGGTGATGACGCGGGAAAGTGGAGTAGACATCAGGCCTCCTGCTTATCGCGCAGCTGCTGGTATTCACAACTTTGCGGAATGGTAAGGTGGCAGCCGATATTCATCGCCCAGGCTTCGACTTTGCACAGGAAGATATACATCTCGCCGGTTTCCAGATCGGCGGTATGGCGAAGAGACTGAACCGTGGTCACCTCTCCGGACACGACGTCTACCCGATCTTTGCTTTCGTAGCCAAGATAGGTGTGCTTCATCGCGTCTTTGACCCACTCAGGCGTAGCGAAGGTCTTGCCGCGGGCGATGAGGTAATCGCTGATTTCCGTGTACCACATGTGGCTGAGCGCGTTCTGAGACAGGCTGCGCTTCTCGCGCCACGGCTTCACCTGCAGGCGGAAGCATTGCCCGGCATCCAGCAGGGGCTGAATCTGCTGGCCGATAGCCGCGAAGTTACCGCGATGGAGTTTGATGCCGTCTACTGGAAGTGTCATACGGCCTCCTTGATGGAAACCGCAGAATGCAGAAAATCGCAGGTGCCGCTAAGCATCTGTGACAAGGTGAGGAGTTCAGATTGTGATCGCATTTAAGTCCCCTTAAATGCGCAGAAGTCACCGGAGTTGTTCAGGCTCCGATGACTTAATTATGGATGGATGATTATTGGAAATCAAACGTTGCTTGACGTTTAGTTATGCGTCGAATGGGTTAGGCATTGGGTTTACCTTTTGGACGAAGTATGTGAATCTGCATACCGCTTTCGGTGGTAATAACAACCCTCTGCCCAGGCTCGATTTCTGCCAGCCTGAACGCCTCATAAAACGAGTCCATAGCCAGGGTTTTCTCGTCCTTGCGATTCCACAATCTCCACCCGCGATGAATCAGAAAGCCTATGACCCAGCTATAGGTTTTAACAGCCAGATGAAGCCAAGCGAGGATCATCGTTGCGAAAAATAACCAGTCCGTCGCTCTGAAGTCTTTGAATGCGTCCATCACGCCTCCTGCTGCGGTGCTGCTGGCAGTGGCATCCAGTGAGAAACCAGAACATGCTCAACGCAATCAACAGGGCTCCCATCAAGGCGGTCAAAGAAATGACCTGAGTGTTCGTCGAAAAATGAAACATGACGATAACCAAAAATATTGTGGGTGATGACCTCCTGCTCGTCCTCCGGCATCCGCTCACTGCAAGCCACCCAACCATCTGGCAACTCATCACGATTACTTACATGTTCTGCACCCTGAAGCATGGCGGCGCGGCAGGCGTTCCATCCCTCATCAAATCCAACGATGCCATTATTCAGAGATGGGCGCTCATCCGGCACTGATACCGTCACTGGCGGGGCGGTGTAAAGCGGAGTTTCGACCTTGCAGCAGATGGCAAACGTTTTATCATCGCAGCACTCCTCGCGCGTCACTACCTGACCACTGCGGTGCATGTACGCCACCGGCTCCGCTTCGAGCGATGCCAGCGCCAATTTGAACGCCTGTAGCTCAATGGCGCTATTGGTATCAAGTCCAAAGGGTAATCCGTCACGATTAGCTTCGTATTCAGCGATAGTCTGCTGCAGCCATTCTCTGGTAATTGTGCTCATGGGTTGCTCCATTCATCTTCAATCGCTACGCCAAGGCGATGCAGCCAGTCAGCCAGTTTCAACATTGATTCCCTGTCACTTAGTCCGCTTGGAAAATCGTCCAATGCGACAACGGGTTTGAATGCGCCATAACGGTCTCGCTCAACGGTAATGTATTGCTCCAGGGTTGTACCGCTAACGCTGGATGAATGCCTGACGAGATACTTTGAAAGTCGCTCCCGCTCCTTCGGGTCATATTTGTACTCAACAAGCGTCATGCTGCAGCGTCGAGAATCTATGCCGAGTAAGTCGAGCAAGTTAGCCATATCACTCTCCTTTAGCGGCTGCGGCGGCACGGTCAATTATCTTTATGAACTCAGCAGCGCCTACATCACCGAGACCTGCGTACCTGCTGATGAACTTTCGCGCAGCTACGATGATTCCGCTCTGGTCAGCGTTCCGCTCCTCTGCGGCTTTCAGCTCATCCAGCAGCGCTTCAGCCGCAATATAGATCAACTGGCGCTCGTGGTCGGCCGGGTCACTGTAGATGCCGCGCATGAATTGGAATTCTTCACGCAGCGCCTGTTTGTCGATGTTGCTCATTGGGCGGCCTCCGCTAAAACTTCTGCAATTAAGCGCTTTGCAATCCATTTTCTTAAATTTTGTCGTGACGGAAAGCGATGATATCTCCCACCTCGACCATTTCTTTGCCCACGTTGGGCGTACCAGCGACGACGGACGCCACAGCCTATGTTTGGCGGGAGTACATTGATATCAGTTTTCATGCTCATGACTGCACTCCTTTGCGAAGCTCCTTCAAAACAGCGCGCACAATTGCGTTACCGCGAGACACATATTCGATGTGCCAAACGTCGCCGTCAGGCTCTGGCGGCTGCCCAGACCAAATAACGGTCTGGAGCGTTGCATCATCGACGTTGTCGTAATCAGCCAACACAGTTGCAATTTGATAAGGTAATTGGCTACCTCTCAGAAATTCACCCACACCCTGCGCCCGCACTTCAGCCAGGAAAGCGTCGGTAGATGTGGTTGGCGGAATGCACTGAATGGCTGGCTGTAAACGTCGCTGGTAGATATCAATCAGCTGATCACTCCCTGACTCCATAACGGCGTCATGGAATCCCTCAGCTAAAGCAGCGCCAAAACTTCCAGCCTGCTCATTCATGATTGCGAGTAATACCCCATTCTCCGCAGCCAGCGCCGCGCATCTGGCTTCACCTTCAGCCACGCCAGCCTGGTAAGCTTCGAACATGTGCTGTGTTTTCTCGCGCTCAAAGCTTCCGTCTTCAGCCATCGCTGGCGAGCAGCCGTTGTTGTTTTTGGTAAACCACTCGATAAATTTCTGTTTCATACCCCTACCCTCCCCCAAACCATCAATACTCTCTTCATCGCCGCGCTGTTGCGGCACTCCTGGCAGATCACGTTCGTGTCCGTCAGCTGAATTAATTTCGACTTGCCCTGCTTCATGCCCGGTATAGTGTCAGGGGCGAAGCGCATGCCGTAACTGGTCAGGCTGTAAAGGCGCTGGCCGTATTTGCCTTCGCAGCTGATCAGGCCGTCGGCCAGCAGCGTACTCACCGTTCCGGATATCTTTTTGGTGTCCATGCCGATAAGTCCTGCCAGTTTGGCATTGTTCAGTCCTGGGTTATTGCGCAGTGCTGCCAGCACCTGCTCACGGATTGTTATGGTCATGCTGCCCCCTTTGAACGGTAAGAATCCCAGGTGAATGACAGCGTGCACCCGCCACCGTCGCTCATACGGTCAATAACGCGCTCACTCACGAACGCCGCCAGTTCTTCTTTGGTCTGGTTGCTGATCAGGATGGTCGGCTTCATCCGCTCGTACCGGGTGTTGATGATTTCGAACATGATCAGCTTCTCGGCTTCGCTGCCGAACTGGACGCCTACCTCATCGATGATCAACAGGTCCGGAGTGGTGAAGTGCGAAATCACATCGTTCTCGCAGCGCGTCGCTGTTTTCGACCACGTTGATTTGAACTCACGGGCAATCTTCAGCGCGGTGGTGAAAATTACCGGGCTCTGGTGGTTCTCGATGACGTAGCGGGCGATCGCCAGGGCGAGATGGTTTTTACCGGTACCCGGCTTTCCGCACATCACCAGACCGCCACCCTGCTTCAGGCGCTCCGGCCACTTCGCGGCATACGCCTGGCAAACCCGCAGCGCGCGTTCTGACTCTTTGCCTACCGGCTGGTAGTTTTCCAGCGTGCACGTTACAAAGCGCTCAGGGATTTCGAGCTGGCGCAGCAGGCGATCGATGTTCTGCTGGCGCGTGCGGTCTTCCCAACGCTTTTTCTCGTCATACAAGAAGGTCAACTCATCGCGCAGGCAGCCCGGACAACGAGTCGGCGGTGACGGCAGCTTGATCAGGCTGCTGGTAAGCACGCGTTTACGCTGTTCGTATTCGCCGTGTTTCTCGCAAAGCACCATTTCACAGACTGTCTCGCAGTTAGGGAGTTGCTCTGGCGGCCTGCTGAGAACTTCCAGCATTTTTTCGATAGCGTCGATTTTTTCGAGCAGTTCCATACTCAGTCCCTCGCCCATGATGGGATTTCAGTCTGGCCATAGTCCTTGCCAGCGAAGTTCTCAGATACGCGAGACGGAACACGGGAAGGCTGCTTGGCGCCCTTAGGCTCAAACAATCCCTGCCAGCCGTTCGCAATGCTCTGGTTGATGATTTCTTCAGGCTGGTATCCGCTGCACTTGCAACGCTCGAGCAGGTTGATGGCCTGGGTAACCGTCTGTTGAGACTTGATCGGTTTCTTCAGGTCACGACGATAATCGACCCATGACTTCCAGACTGAAACTGACAGCCATTCAGGAAGCTCAACACCAGCCGGATCGAACGAAGCCGGTTTGGGGGATTTAGGGGGTTTATTAATATTGTCTTTATTGTCTTTTGTATGTTTGTCTTTTGTGTTTACCTGATTTGGGTAAGTATCGTTACCTGATTCGGGTAAACTTTTCTTACCTGATTCGGGTAAATTTACCTCTTTCAGGTAAACTTTATTTTCGTTACCTGATTTGGGTAATTTCACCCATTCGCTTACCGCTTTGTTAATCCCCACAGTTCGCCCGATTTGGGTAAATACCCCACGCTTAACTAACGCACTTTTAGCCGCAGAGCATTTGTGTGGGAGGATGCCGGTCAGGGCGGATAACTGATCATTGCTTACCCAGTCCGCCTTTTTGTTGAAACCGTATGTTTTGCGCATTACTGCCATGAAGACCAGCAGCTGATGCTGAGACAATCCAGCCAGCATGACAGCCTCCAGAAGTTCATTGGCGATGCGCGTATAGCCATCATCAAGATCTGCCACGCGCGGCTCCTTAGGTGCCACGTCAGGCACAGGGAAATTGATTACTTCGGCAGTGTTTGCCATAATTGCTCCTGTGAATTGATCCAATTAATTCCACCTGAAAGCCGTTGGTGTTACAGCACCGCGGCTTTCGCCCTTTCTGCGTTCATGCTTCAAAATCTCCCTTCGCTCCATCTCTGTTCGAAATAAGGATGGCCAGCAGCAGCGACATGTTCGGTACCAGGTTCTCCCGCCACCGGCTGACTGTGGATTTGTTGATGCCAGCTACTTCGGCTATCCGGGCGGTACCCAGATCTGCGATTTGACGCTGCACCCAACTCTCAATTCGTCGTGCCTCCGCTTTGTTGCGTGTCGTTAAGGTTTCCATTTGCGATACTTCCTCTGATGTAATTGGTTATGGCCGCCGGTCAGGCGGCTGTTGATTTATTTGGCTCGTCGCCAAAGAGAAGCCATTCAGGCTCGCACTTAAGGGCGCGCGCCAGCTCAACCAGGTAACGTGGGCGCTTTGTTGTCCCGGCCTCAATGGCCTGCAGAGATTGCTGTTTCATGCCAGCCAGCTTCGCCAGCTGATCCTGAGACAGATTCATCTCTTCACGTTTTTGCTTGAGTCGTTGAGAAATTGTTTCCATATCTCCTCCACAGTTTTATCTGTATTCTCTGACAGTTATTTCTGTTTGTCAATTACAGTTTTAACTGTGATTATCAGGGAGGACAGAGAGAGGTATTTATGAGCCTTGCGGATCGCGTAAAGCAGAAAAGAATTGAGTTGGGGTTAACCCAGGCAGAAGCAGCTGAAATGGCCGGTATACGGCAGCAATCCTGGCAGAGCATTGAAGACGGGAAAACACTTAAGCCACGGAATATAATTGGTATAGCCAAGGCTCTGAAATCCGATGCTGACTGGCTGATGAATGGCGGCACTTTTATGCCGGTGGCAGAGGTTAACAGCAGGAGAGTTCCGTTGATAAGCTATGTTCAGGCAGGCGCATTAGCCGAAAAAAATCCCATTGAGGCTTTCGACGGTAACCTCGAGTACATCCTCACGGACTCTGATATTTCTGAATATACCTTCGCGCTGCGCATAGAAGGTGATTCGATGGAGCCTGATTTCAAGGCCGGGGACATTATCATCGTTGATCCCGAGGTTGAGCCAACTCCAGGGGAGTTTGTTGTGGCCAGGAACGGCGGAGCGCAGGCAACTTTCAAAAAATATCGCCCAACATACATTGACCCCATGGGCTGCCAGCACTTTGAGTTGGTCCCCCTAAATGATGATTACCCTGTCATTAACAGTGATCACCAGCCATTGACCATCATTGGCGTTATGATTGAGCATCGCATCTACCGCAGAAAGCGATAGCAGACCCTCCCTCCTATAAAAAATCACCGGCTCCGGCCGGTTTTTTTTCGCCTGAACAAAAATATTTTCCAATCAAATACAGAAACATATGTATTTTACACCACTAAATACAGTTTTATCTGTTGACGATAATACAGTTTTATCTGTATCTTTATCCCATCGAAACGAAACATCGACAGCTGAGCGAAGTTAGCTAGCGGCGAAGTTGAGATTCGGTCAGTCGAACGGCGCGACAGTAAACCATGCGTCGGACCATAGGCGGGCTCAGGAAGAGCGGCAATTATGGCAAAGCGATTTACCAGCAGCTCTTTGCGAGGGGCTGACGGTAAACAAACAGAGGGGTGTGTATGTCAGATAAAAAAACGGCGCCACTACTGCTTAACGTAGACGCCAGCGAGGTGCTTACTCAGACCGGGGAGCTTTTAAAGTTACTTGAACTTCCAGCCAGTTCCTTTCAGGGAATTCCTGAGCATGTCGTCGATCTGTTTTTTGACCGTGTCCGTGGCCTGATTGACAACATCGTCCTTAGTGATTTCGCGACCACAGTCAGCACAACTGACGCCGGTGAAATTTGTCTCAAAGTCAAAATCATCGGGCTGGTTGAACATCTCACTTCCGCAGTCAGGGCACACGGTCCGCATGGTTTGCATGAATATATCCTTTCTACTGTTGGGGAGATTAAAGAGTAAGCGATTTCTTGCTGTTGGGGAATAGCGGGAAAGCGCGCGCCGGGCGCGGATAAATACCCCGGCACTCATTCAAGTTGAGGCTGCCAGGTAGGCGGCCTTTTTTGCGGGTAATTACAGAGGGTAAGGGTATGGAGTGGATTAAGTGCAGCGAGCGAATGCCACCTACCGGGAAATATGTATTGGCTCTTCACATTGAGAAATATCAGGTGGTTGTCTGCTGGCTCCCGAAGGAAGAGGTTTATGCGGGAGAGCATTTACGCGGCACCGGTTGGTGGGAAAGGGATGGGGATTTAGAACCGCGACCTTCTTATACGCACTGGGTGAACCTCCCCGCCCCACCTGATGAATAGACCCGCTCCGGCGGGTTTTTTATCGGCCATACATAGGCAGATTTTCGAGTCTGCCCATTTATGACAACCGGCGGCCATCCACCGCCCATTGAAACACTGAATAAATGCGTTGAAGTCTTGTATTAACCGTTCCGTTCGCCGCGATAAGGCCAAGAGGATTTATGAGCAACCCAATCACAGTAGGTTTTTCAGGTCTGACTAAGCGAATTTTTGCGGGTCGGTCAAAGCCCAGCAAACTGGCGCCCGGCGTTCGTGAGTTCACCGGTGAGAAATTTGATGTCACAGACGAGGCGCTATTTGCAGTGGCTCACCTTCTGGTTCTTCGTAACGACATACTGGTATTCCCGGGGCCGGATGGGACGGAGATTCATCTTCGCGCCGACATTAAAGAAAAGCGGGAGGCTTCATGACAGTCACCCACAACGGCAAGCAATACACCGTAAAGCGCTGCGCCCTGAACAATAATGAGTGGCGGTTAACGTCTCTCACCAATCCTCGCGAACAGGTCACACTGAACCGCTGGCAGATGCATATCGCTGGCCTCCTGGAACAGGTTGAGGTGAAAGTATGATCGGAATGCACTACGGCACCGCATCAGTGCCACGCAGCGAGGTTTTACCGGGCACAATGCTGCAACACCACGGCAAAACTTATCGCGCCTCTGCGAACGTTGAGAAAGGCCTGTACGCCTTCAACATCTTTGAAAAAACCATCATCAAAAGTGATTCCGTCGTTGTGCTGCTGAATGAGCGCGGCGAGCCGATGGTTCACTGATACCAACCACCCTATTCAACCGATCGGCCTGGCATTACGCGGGCGGCCTTCGCACGCACTTTTTAAGGAGTCTACATGCAACCTTACGAGCGATTAACCTCTGAACGTCTGGCAAGTTTGCCAGAAGGATCCCGACTGAAACTCGGCGGCCAAATTATCAAACTTACCGGGCGCGGGTCATTCACCAACAGCGCCGGGAGAACTGAGAACATGATCGAGTATGTCGATTCCCGTGGCGTTCCAGGCAGTTTTGCAGAAAGCATTATTCTCGATTCGGCTACCGAGTACCTCAGCTCTGTAATGTGTGCTTACTGCGGCGCGCGGCGCCATAAGAGCGATTGCACTGTTCAGACGGTATCGACCTACATGTCGACGTCACAAAAGAATTTCTGCACCGACAAAGGCTGTGCTGAGAAGTTCTTCCGCCAGAACCCTTCCCGCGCCAAGACATCACGGAGAACGCGATGGTAACTCAGCAGACCGGATTGCTGATGGTTGCCATGCTCTGCCTGCTGTATGACCTGCAGCCGGCAGACCTCGAATCACTGGCCCACCAGCTCGCAGAATTTGACGCAGTTAACGACCACCTTACGGAGATTAAGCATGTTGCGAGTTATTGATACTGAAACTACCAGCCTGGAAGGCAGTGTGCTGGAGATTGCCAGCGTGGATATCGTTGACGGCGTTATCTGCAATCCCATGAGCGACTTTGTGAAGCCCACTGAAGCGATCAGCTTCGAGGCAATGGCTATCCACCATATCACTGAAGATATGGTCGCTGACGCCCCGCTGATTGGCGAGGTTATTGGGCGTTACCTTGGCGCGCAGGCTTATGTCGCACACAACGCGAAGTTCGATAAATCTAAGCTGCCGCAAATCGACGCTCCCTGGATTTGTACCGCTAAGCTGGCCCGCGCACTTCTTCCTGATCACCCAAGTCACAGCAACCAGTATCTGCGTTACAGCCTTGGCCTGAAGCCTGAACTGCCAGAAGGCCTGTATGCGCACCGCGCGCTCTATGACTGCTACGTCACTGCTGAATTACTTCTGTACATGGGCCGTCTGGCGAAATGGACGTTTGGCGAAATGCGCGCCATTTCAAACAGCCCATCACTGATTAAGGCTATCCGGTTCGGCAAACACAAGGGCCTGACGTTCGAAGAGATTGCGAAGGTCGACCCAGGCTATCTCCGCTGGTTGTCCAGCAACAGCGACGACGAAGACATTCTCTTCACCATTAAACACTGGCTTAAGGGGTAATTCATGGCGGTGATGACTCTCATCCTTGCCGACTCCGGGTATGGCAAGACGTACAGCATCCGCAACGTTAACCCGGAAAACGCTATTCTCGCTCGCTGTATTCGTAAGGCCCTTCCGTTCCGCAATACCGGCTGGAAGCTCCACGGAAAACGCCTGCCGGATAACTCAATCCAGCGCGGGAACGTGGTTGATATCCGCAATGGACGGCATCTTCTCGATGTGATCCGTAACGCCGCGATGAGTGGCCGCAAGATACTTATCATTGATGACTTCCAGGCTGTCATGCAGCACGAGAACATGGACCGGGCCTACGAGACTGGCTACACCAAATTTACCGAAATGGCGGAGCACGCCTGGCGCATCATAGAAGCGGCCACACAGCTACCTGACGACTTCCGCGTCTACTTCCTCGCTCACACCGAAGAGAGCGAAGGAAAAATCAGGATGAAGACCGTCGGCAAGATGCTTAACGAAAAGCTCACACCAGAAGGCTACTTCCCTATCGTTCTGCGCATTATCAAGCGCGACGGCAAACACCTTTTCCTGTTGAAGGGCGACGACAACGACACCGTGAAATGTCCTCCTGACCTGTTCGGTCCAGAAGTGACTGACATGGATAACGACCTGGCGGCGTTCGACAACGCAATTTCTGAATTCACTGACTTATAAGAGAGATAACGATGAACCAACCAATCAGCTTTACCTGGAATCAGCAGTCGGCAGAAGCAGCACTAAAAGCAGGATCCTCCGCTGGCATTTCTGAAACCGGCGCATACGAAGGCGTGATCACCTCCGCTGTGTATGAGTTCGGCAAGGATGGATCACAGTCGCAGGCACTTGTTCTTTCGCTCGACGCTGACGGCCAGAAAGCAAACTTCCTGCGCATCAACTTCCTCGGCCGCGACGGCACGCAGACTTTTGGTATGGGCTTGATCGCCGCCATCATGTGGGCTGCGCAGGTTAAAGATGCTCAGGCGCAACAGCGCCAGGGGCAAAGCGGTCCTGAATGGTGTCTGCCGGCACTGGAAGGTAAGCGAGTCGGCTTGTTCCTGCAAAAAATCCTCACCACTAAAACTGACGGCAGTGACAGTTACAAGTTTGAAGTGCGCCATGTTTTCCAACCTGGTTCACGCCTGACCTATAAAGAGTTCACCGACAAAACGCCAGCAGAAGCGATCGCCACGCTTGAGCGCACCATGAAAGACAAAGATGACCGCAAGCCTCACGATTCTTCACGCGGTGGCTGGGGTGCGCCATCACATAGCGGCGGCGGATGGGGTGGTAATCAGCAGGATCCGAATGCGGTCCCTGAGTCTCGCCTGCAGCAGGCCAACCGTCAGGTATCACAGAGCAATCAACATCCTCAGTTCGACGATGACATTCCGTTCTAGGACACCTCGTTATGACTCACGCTCACGACGACATCAGGGTTGGCACACTGTGCCTTCCCTTCATTGGTAACGGCTGGCTAATGCCATGGGGTGAAGTGGTCAGCAATCCATTAAAGGCGCAGCGGCTCGCTGAGGAATATCGGGAAAGGCAGGAGGCGGCATGACCTATCAACTCCACGTCGGGCGTTGCGAGGACGTCCTGAAAACGCTTCCGGATAACTCAGTTGACGCCATCGTGACGGATCCTCCGTATGGTCTGAGTTTCATGAACCACAAATGGGATTACGACGTCCCGACAGTTGAGCAGTGGCAGGAATGCCTGCGCGTCCTTAAGCCAGGCGGACACCTGCTGGCGTTTGGCGGATCACGCACCTATCACCGCCTTGTGGTTAATGCAGAGGATGCAGGTTTCGAAATCCGCGACCAAATTCTCTGGATTTACGGAAGCGGCTTCCCCAAGTCTCATAACCTCGATGGCGATTTTGATGGCTGGGGTACGGCTCTGAAGCCTGCGCACGAACCGATAGTCATGGCTCGCAAGCCATTCAAAAAAACGGTGTCGGCGAACATGGCCGAGCACGGTACCGGGGCTATCAATATCAACGCCTGCCGCATCCCTACCGATGAGGCGCTAAATGGTGGTGCTGGCGGTCTGCTTTCACACCAGCGCGATGGTACCGAACCTGTTGCCGATTACGAGCAGGCACCAGAGGGTCGCTGGCCGGCAAACATCATTCACGACGGAAGTGATGTTGTCGTGTCAGCGTTCCCGGATGCGAAAGGCCAGCAAGGCGCGCTTACCGGCAATGAGCCCAGTTCGAAAATGGGAGCGGCGAATTGCTACGGGCAAATGGATCGGCGGCACGAATCAACTCCACGCATCGATGGCAGCAAGAGCGCCGCCCGCTTCTTCTACTGCGCCAAGGTCAAACCGAAGGAGCGAGACGAAGGCCTCGAGAAATTCATTGCTACGTCAGCCAGCGACATGACCGGCGGACGCAAAGAAGGAAGCGTCGGTATTAACGACCCGCGCGCCGGTGCCGGGCGTACCAGTGGCGCGAAGAACAATCACCCCACCGTGAAGCCGATCGCCCTGATGAGCTATCTCTGCAGGCTGATTACTCCGCCTGGAGGAACCGTGCTTGATCCGTGGATGGGGAGCGGGAGCACTGGCCGGGCAGCTATCGAGGAAGGTTTCAACTTCATCGGCATCGACCTGAACCCGGATTACGTAACCATCGCTTCTGCGCGAATTGCTCACTCCTTCAAAAAGACGACGGAGGCCGCATGACGCCAGCAGCTTATTACAACGAAATCGACCCGTTCGCTGCGCAATGGCTGCGTAACCTGATCGCAGGCGGTCATATCGCCCCGGGCGAAGTTGATGAAAGGAGTATTGAAGATGTCACACCTGACGACCTGCGAGGATTCACGCAATGCCACTTCTTCGCCGGAATTGGCGTCTGGTCTCACTCCCTGCGCCTCGCCGGATGGCCTGACGATAAGCCTGTCTGGTCTGGCTCCTGCCCGTGCCAGCCTTTCAGCGCGGCAGGCAAAGGCGATGGGTTTGCTGACGAGCGGCACCTTTGGCCCCACTTCTTCCACCTCATCAGCGAGCGCAGACCTCAGCATGTCTTTGGCGAACAGGTTGCAAGCGGTAACGCAAACACATGGTTCGACCTTGTACAAGCTGACCTGGAAGGAATGGGATACGCCTTCGGGCTTGTGCCGTTTGCGGCAGCGGGCGTCGGTGCGCCGCACATCAGAGAGCGGGCCTACTGGTTGGCCAACGCCCACAGCGTCATCAGTGACCGGCGCCGGGACGTCAGGGCGCCAGGGAGGCATGAATATTCAAACGGCGGCGATGATGTCTGGCTGGCCAACGCCAACCACTATCGACAACAACCAGGTCAGGGGGATGGGTGCTGCTGCAAATGCACCGAACAGGGGATCGACATTGGGGGGAGCCTCCAGAATGGTGGGCTGGCCTACACCGACAACGAGCAACACTCGATCGCCATCACTGGCTGCAGCCATGAATATGTATCGCCAGGACGGCAGCAAGACCCAGCAGCGTTTGCAGGACTTCGAAGGGATTACAGGCCCCTTGAGGTTAACGGTTTTTGGCGAGATGCGGACTGGCTCTTATGTCGAGATGGCAAGTGGCGTCCAGTTGAACCCGGCACATTCCCGCTGGTTGATGGGGCTGCCGCACGCATGGGACGAGTCGAGCCCGGGGTGGCAAGAGTGGCAAGCAGCAACCGCGTCGGCCGACTCAAGGGCTACGGTAACGCCATAAACGCACAGGCCGCGGCTGAATTCATCCGGACTTATATGGAGGGGTTGTGACGCCAGCAAATGAAAACGCCATCCGCGCCGCCTGCCGCCGCTGCACCGAGGAAATCCAGCAGGCCATGCGCAAGAAGCCAAAGCCTAACTGGAACGAAACGGTGCCTCCCATCATCAACAAGCATCACAAGAAAATTGAAGCTCTGGGAGTTAGCCTCCTGGAGTTCGTCGTCAAAACTGGCCGCCTTAACGGGCGGTTTGGAGCCGAACAATGACAACAGAATTTAAAGCCTTACCCGTCGAACGCGACCAATATGGCTACTGGACTCACCCGCTTTACGATGAGTTTTGTGATGGCCGCGAATCCATTTCGCCCATTGAGTTCGACGCGTGGCTGGAGAAGAACGGCCTTGAGTGGAAAGTGGAATACCGCGATGAGGATGACGTCGATCCAGATGTGGACGGTTACGACATTTCCTCCTGGCAGCCAGAATCACCAGATGGTGATGGCTGGTTTGTAGGGTCGATTCACGAAACTGAAGACGGAGCTGTATGCATCTGGCTGCGGCACGCTGGCGGTGCGGCATGAACAAAGCCTCGCCCGTTGATTTGAGGAAGAGCCTCGAAATCTCCAATCATCTGGCGCACATCGGGATTCGCTTTGTGCCGATCCCTGTGGCGACCGAGGAAGAGTTCCAGACGCTGGCCGCCGAGCTATCGCGACGGCTTGAGCAGATGGCAGTCGAAGCCGAAAAGAATGAAGGCGGTGCAGCATGAAGGCATTAATCACCCAGGAGCTTAAGGCTCCTTTTTTATTGCTGGCGTTCACATTCAACCGAATTAACCGACAGTTCCGGGAGCATTGACCATGGACATCATCGATACCGCAGCAGAGATTGAAGAGCTTCAGCGTAACGCTGCCCTTTCCGCTCACCGACTCAACCGCAACGCTGTATCAGCTGAACGTTGTGAAGAATGCGACGAACCAATTCCCGAGCCTCGGCGCGCTGCCGTTCCCGGCTGCCAGACATGCGCTGAGTGCCAGGGCGTGATCGAACTGAAGAATAAGCAGAGAGGTGTTTAAAAGTGATCGGAATACTCAAGCCGGTACCGGAATCGCAGTGGCCGGTACGATGCCACGACCCCAAGCGGAGTAACGTGTGGGCTAACTCTTACTTTCTGGTTCAAGAGTTTCAGGAAGACAACGGCGTCATCCGCCTAACGGTGAACACCACCAGCATTGGCAGCTCTGGCCGGTGGAAGGATGGCATCAGCTGGGATGCGTTGCAGGAGATAAAGTCAGCCGTTGGCTATGGGGATCGGGATGCTGTGGAGATTTACCCGCGGGATTCTGATGTGGTGAACGTGGCGAACATGCGCCACCTGTGGATTACGCCTGAGCCGATTAGCTTCGCCTGGCGGAAGTAGTTTAACGCTGCGCGCCCAGCGTGCGGCATAAGGAGAAAGCATGCCAAACCACGTAACAAACGAAATCCGCGTTATCGGCGGGACTAATAAACAGCGTCTCGCGTTTATCCGATCAATCACCAATAAGCGCGGGAATATTGATTTCAACAATATTTCTCGCATGCCGAAGAGCCTGATGATTGACGAAAGTTCCTGGGTGGAAAAACTTGCCAGCGCTATCGCTGGCGAGCACATGGGCCGCTTCGCATTCGAGAAAATTGAAAGCCCATCCGCTGTAATAGAAATGATGCGCAAGCACGGAAGCACGGACAAATTCATAAAAAAGGTTAAGCAACACGCAATGATGCGCATCGAAAATAAACGCCGTTACGGGTTTTATTCCTGGTACGACTGGTCATGCGCCAAATGGGGAACAAAGTGGAATGCATACAGTGTAGAAATGCCGATCGACAGGCCGCGTGAACGAGTTAAGAGAGGCTACCAGCATAGACCAACGCACGTGCGGGCATACGATAAACGTATCTTCAAAAAGAAGTTGGCACGTCATGCAGCAAGCGGCGCCCCTTTGGTGATTCGTTTTGAGACGGCATGGAGTTGCCCAGAGCCTGTTTACCATGAGCTCGCCAGCAGATTCCCGCACCTCGAGTTTCATGTCCGTTATGCGGATGAAGACATGGGCAGCAACTGCGGAACCGTCTTACTCAAGAATGGAGAATGGTCTGCTGATGATATTGCACCACGCTGGAGTGAACAGACCGAAGAAGAGCATTTCAAATGGCGAAAGTTTGCTTTTCAGGTTCGCTACCCAGGCGACACGCCGCTACAGCACGGCATGAATGATCAGTACAAATACGACGAAGACGAAGACGACTGACTCAGCTGATAGCCAGTTATGAGCTGGCTATTGGGTGCGAAAGCACTGCTCCGTTATCCCTTTTGCCAGGCCCCGCGCCGGGCTTCTTTTTGGGGGTTCACCATGCAATCAAACCCCATGACCTGGCTCATCGCCGCAATTATGGCGCTGGGCACTCTCATCTCATTTCTTCACGAACCGGAAGGTGTGCAATGGCTGCTTTTAATGTGGGCGCAATAGTCCAGAAGAAGACCGGCGGTATTCATGGCGTGGTGGATAGCCTGCAGGACCCGGACGGCGACCATCCGCAGTTCTGGGTGCGGTGGGACGACCGAAATTATTCAGTGCATCTGGAAAACGAATTACGCGCGGCCACGCCAGACGGTCCGCAGTTTTATAAAACGATGTCATAGGAGCGATCATGAGCGAAATCATTCAAATCGTGCCCAGCGAGTGGGTGACAGAAGACCTGCTTGTGAAAATGACAGGGCTTCGCCCGGGAACGATAGCGCGGGCCCGCAAGAAAAGCTGGCTGTGTGGAAGGGAGTACGTCCACATGTCGCCTGACAGCATCCCAAAAGAAAATAGCGAGTGCTTGTATAACCACAAAGCCATCGATCAGTGGGTTGAAAGCCTCAAAAAGAAACAGCCAGGTGCACGCCAATGAGGATCCGTTTATGCTTATCGGGCTCTTGGACGTCAGGAGGGAATAATGGCTAAGTCAGCATACCCAACAGGCGTGGAGAACCACGGCGGAACACTCCGCATATGGTTCCTCTATAAAGGTAGCCGGGTGCGTGAAAGCCTCGGCGTGCCGGATACACCAAAAAACAGGAAGGTCGCTGGCGAGCTGCGCGCGTCGGTGTGCTTTTCGATAAAGACCGGCAACTTCAACTATGCCGCACAGTTCCCGGACTCGCCGAACCTGAAAAGGTTTGGGGTGGAGAGTAAGGAAATCACCGTGCTCGAACTGGCGAACAAGTGGCTTGAACTGAAGCGTATGGAGATCAGCACCAACGCGATGGCACGTTATACATCTATAACGCGCAATATGGTGCCGAGGATCGGCGGTGACAGACTTGTATCTGCGGTAACGCAGGAAGACCTGCTGTTTATCAGAAAGGAACTGCTGACCGGGTATCAGACGTTGAAGGCTGGGCATCGTACGCCTGTAAAGGGCCGCACAGTCAGAACGGTCAACAATTACATGAAGACCATGGCTGGCATGTTCAAGTTCGCTGCTGAAAGTGGTTATGTGAAGGTAAGCCCGTTCACCGGGATCGCCCTTCTCAAACGTTCGCGTTGCGAGCCTGATCCGCTCACCCGCGACGAGTTTGTCAGGCTGATTAACTCTTGCGCCACCCAGCAGTTGAAAAACATGTGGTCGCTGGCGGTGTACACCGGCGTGCGCCACGGTGAACTGGTGTCGCTGGCCTGGGAGGATATCGACCTGAAAGCGGGAACGATGATGATCCGCCGAAACCACACGTTGACGAAGGAGTTCACCCTTCCGAAAACCGAGGCCGGCACAAACCGTATCATCAACCTCATTCAGCCAGCTATTGACGTGCTGAAAAACCAGGCCGAATTAACCCGCCTGGGCAAGCAGTATCAGGTAGAGGTGAAACTGCGAGAATTTGGTCGCACAGAAGTGCATCCGTGCACATTTGTGTTTAACCCACAAAAAGGATTGCGCAATGGCCGTGCCGGGCATCATTACGCAGTGGGGTCGATTAACCAGTCGTGGGAGGCTGCAATGCGACGCGCCGGGATTCGCTATCGCAGAGCATACCAGTCCCGACACACGTATGCATGCTGGTCGTTGGCTGCCGGTGCTAACCCGAACTTCATCGCGAAGCAAATGGGCCACACCGACGCGCAAATGGTTTACCGCGTGTACGGATCCTGGATGTCTGAAAATAACCAGGACCAGGTACTCATCCTCAACCAGAAATTAAGTGAGTTTGCCCCATCCATGCCCCACGCTGTGGGATCGGATGGTTATTAA